GACTCCTCAAGTTGCTCCAGTCGCTCTTCCAGCTCCTTTTTCTGGGCTGTGAGGCGATTGATTCGCTTCTGAAAGCCAATGTGCTCAGATGGTTCCGAATCGTCCTGTTCTAATTCCGGCTCAGGCTGCTCCTCGAGCACGGCTTCAGGTTCAGGAACGGGCGGTTCCTCTACTGTTTCAGGGGCATCTTCCGGCTGGGGACTCAAGCTGTCCTTGAGTGCATTCCGCAAGGCTTCCATTCCGCCAACTACATTTTCTGCCTCCGAGGGCTGGCTGGCCTCGGCTGTGGATTCAGGATTTGACATGCGCTTTTACGGCTGCAAGTGGCCGAGAATCAGGGCTTTTATCGTTCGCCCAGAGAACGGTTTTTTGTTGGCCTCGGGAGCCTACGTCACCAGATTCGCTTATGAGCAGGTGCAGGTCAATGATGGCAGGATAAAAAAGTTCACTTTAGGTGTTGACGTATTACTCAGCCTAGCGTATGTTGTTTGTGTCAGGAGGGAATAAGCCCACTGACTGAAGAACAGAAAGAACAAAATGAAAAAACACGGATTGACAGAGCTGGAAACACTTTACCTCGGCAGATTCCGAAAGGGTATGGACGAAAATGATTCTGGATGGCTGTGCTACTTGGCTCCTGAAAACAGAACAACAAGCGGAGTAGTTAGCTCTCTTGTGAAGAAGGGTCTTATCTACAGCACACCAGAGGATAGTGGAGACCCCTACAACCCTAGTGTGGATTACTGGATCGAGGTCACAGAAAAAGGCGCAAAGCTTACTTTCACTGAAGAAGAAATGAAACACTACGAGGAGGTTATGGACAAGGCGATTACGGCTCGAGGAAACTATGCCTAGTCAACCGGGGGCGAAAGCCCCCCTCTAATCAAATAAAAAACAAACAAAACATGAAAACAGAAAAAACATACAGATGGGCTAACGAATGGAATGACAGGGACGGTTATTGCGATGATCGAGTCTACTCAGACAGCCTGAAAGATTTGGAGTTACCGTCCTCCACTAGGGATGAACACGGGAGGATGCTAGAACTGACTTTAGTAGTCGATCTCCGAGAGGACGGAGAGCTTATAGAGCACCAGTGGGCGCCTGTTAGATACGGTTATCTTCCTTCACATTTTGACGATGGGACGTGGACTGAGGGAATACCCGTCCCGGGGCGATATAGAGCCGAGCTGCACGAATTCCTTAAAAGCAAACTTTAACCCAATCGGGGGCCGCAAGGCCCCCTTTATTCAACAACAGATCAAATGACACGAACACTTCAATACCAGCAAGCACAGTCTAGAAAGTGGATGTTTACTCACAGCCCTGAGATCAAAGATTTCTGGCCACAGGAGACATTCAGGGATCTGACGAACCTTGCATTCTCCATAGATCCGATCTGGGTAGAATGCCCGTGGAAGAAAAGGCGACGACCCCCTGAGAGGTGTGAGGCTCTTATCGATGAGTTGTTCGGGTCAGATTATAGCTGGAAGGAAGAAGCAGCCAGACGCCGAAAAAGAAAGCAAAAGCAAAAGCCTTAAATGATTTTAACCGGGGGCCGAGAGGCCCCTATATCCAACAACAACAAACCAAAAGAAAGATAAACACATGAAAAAACATGAGTTCAAAATCGAAATCACAGCAGACATCTCCAAGGTGTCCGAGGTCTACGAGGCGGTCAGCCTTGTAGAGGGTGTAGAGATCAACGTGGTGGACTGCGTCGAAGTTAGCGAGTCCGTCAAACCCAAGGTCGATGGTGCAAAGCGTGGCCGCAAGAAGCAGAAATACAAGGTCGAGGAAGACCCTAATGCTGTGACCATCTACAAGAACGGAAAGCATGTCCTTGATGTGGATGCTACCATCAAGAAACTTGGGATCACCAAGGACTACCTGAGGAAAAACTCGTTCAAGCGAGATGCTTTAGAGTGTCGTCTTAAATATGCAATGGCAATCAAGGCTTCGAGATGGTCAAAGCAATAATATTACTGATCACCTGCTGCACCCTATCTGCAGCGGATCACACTGTGGCTCTCACCATACTGGCGGAAGCCAGAGGTGAGGGCCTACGGGGGATGGCAGCAGTCGCCTGCGTCATCGCCCAGCGAGCCAAGGAGAGGTGTATTACACCCAAGGAAGTCTGCCTGCAGCGCAAGCAGTTTTCCTGCTGGGACTCAGGCAAGGACCTGAGCTACCTACTCGACACTCCGCAGGCTGAACATGCGCTCTACTTCGAGAAGCACATCGACAAGATGAAGCAAGAAGTCACGGGTGGAGCTAACCATTATCACGCACTGCACGTGCGGCCATACTGGGCTGACAAGTCCAAGAAAACAAAGATCATTGGGAATCACGTATTCTACAAGCTATGAAAGTTACGATTGAATCACACTGGGACCCAGACGGGTCTATACCGGCAGACGCAAATGCTCGAGAGGAGTATGAACTCTGGCGAGATTTTGCGAGGACACACCCTGATCAGTGGGACGGAACCGAGTTCCGCCTTCAGGACTTCAAGGAATACATCAGAGACATAGTGGAGCTTGGCCGATATGACTAACATCGAAGATCTAAGGAGCGTATCTGTTGTCTTCAAGGAGCTGGACGATGACCGAGACGAGATTGTCTTCCAGCGAGGTGCAGATGAGGTGTCTTCCAAGGAGGTCGTGTCCCTAATTTGCGACACGTTCAACATGACCACCAAGGAGTTTGCTGAGTCCATCAAGGTCCCAGTCAGGACCGTTGAAGGCTGGAGGTCTGGCAAGCCCCCAGCAGCACTAGCCAAGATGCGGATTGGACGTTGGCTGGAGTCTCAGCTCATCAAACGGGAGGCAAGCAAAGATGCTCAAAGCTGAAGCAATAGAATATGGGCTCGAGTTTGAGCCCATATGCGAGGGGTGCGATAGACGGGCCACTGAGATCGTCTACACCCACTACCCTATGGTCAGCAGGGACCCCACTTACTACGGCTGGTGCAGACAATGCACTGAGCACCTGATAGTGGGTATGCTCAGGGATCTTACTGAGGTCATGTCTGAGCACGAGGTATCAGCAATAATACCACACATGCCTGATCGATGGAGGGATCAGCTAGGGGTTAATGTAGTTACATTTCCCGGGCCTCACACTTCAGGGTCTAAGTCTGATTCCTGATCCTTCAGGGCATCAGCGTAGAGATTCTGGAATGCGAAGTAGAGATCCTGAACTGCTGCCAGTCTCCCTGCGAAGTAGTGCCGTTGTTCAGAAGTCAAGCCGGGTCCGGTTACATTACCGGACTCGGCCTTCATTATCTCATTCAAGATCGTGTCGATGCCACGCCTGACTGGATGTTCTTCCTGCATCGAGAATGCCTCGAGCAGCCACGGTTCGTAACCTTGAAACCTGTATTCGTTATGCATTTGGATTCACACCTATCCTGCCTATCTGAGCGTTCTGCTGTTGCGTCACGCTCATCTGCAGGTTCTGAGCAAATGTCTGGACAAGCTGTGCGAACTGCTCGTCCTGTTGCATCTGCTGCTGGTATTTCGGGTTGTTCTGAATGATCTGCTGGATGAACTGCATCTTGATGCCTGCAGACGGATCGTTCTCGACAAACTTTGGCTGATTACCCAGAGACATCAGGGCCACTTGATTGTTCATGTCATCGAACATCTGCTGAGATGCTTCTGCCTGCTCGATCACAAGCTCGTCTGCCAGCGTTGGGTCAATGACCTGCAGCTTCTTCCTGATGAGCTTGGTCCTGTCAACGATGCCCATCGTGTCCTCTGGAAGGACGAATTGACTGATGGCCTGCAGCTTCTTCTGGACAAACTCATTGTCGAGTTCCCTGACATCGAAGTGCAGTGTGAAATTGTATTTCTTAGGGTCTCGAGGTAGCGGCATGTCTGTGCCAGTCACCAGAGCAAAGCGGTCATCCGTGTCAAAGACCTGAGTCAGATCCCACACCCTGCCAATCACAGAACTCATGTGCCTGAGCCAGCGATGGACATAGGCCTGCTGCCTGAGCTGTGTCTCTACTGGAGGTATGGCCGCATTGGGTCTGCCAAAGTAACGGTCTGTCCTGAGCTGGATATGATCCATCAGGGTGAAGGCTAGGTCTGCGCCTCTGCGAGGTGCTTCCATCCAGCCAATGTCACCGGGCCTCTGCTCAGAGACCTGCACACCGGGTCCAACCTTGATACGTTGACCATACCGTAAAGGAACCTTGAGAGGAGGCAGCGTGTCAAAGCTCGAGCGGTCGAAGACCATATCGGCTTGTGCCTTGTATTCTGCCTGCCACGTGCGAACGATCTCTGATACACCACGAGACTCAATCGGGCTCCGCCGTGTCTTCTCCCGTGTGAATGTCTCAAATGGATAGGTGTCCCCAGCTTCTGTCACGAGCCTGTGCTCTGCGAACATTTCCTTGCCACTTGAGTTCTTCTCCATATACGGGGAGAAGACTGTCATGTAGATACCGGGATTTCCGTTCTCAGTCACCCTGCGGCTGTAGGCATGAATGACCTCGATCAGGTTAGTCTTGTCGTCAAGTCGCTCAGTGCTGCCTAGCACCGGGCTTAGACCCTGATCCCATACCTGAGAACTCTGGCCTGCGGTCTTCTTAACCTCTTCAGCCCACTGCTTGTCCCATTCTCCGCTTGCAGCTTTCGCTTCCAGCTCTGCTAGGGTGTAATACTCCCTGCGGAAGATTGCACGGGCTCTCTGCAGGTCAGTTGTTTCGGGTGGAAACAAGATCTCGTGATATGGCCTGAGTGCCACAATGCGAGCCTGATTCTTCACCATATCAGGAAGCTCAAATGTGGTCTCACCTTTCTCCACGATCTCCCTGATATGTTTCAGTGCCTTAGTCCTCGTCAGGCCTTCGTTGCTGGCGACCAGTAGGTCAGCGATGTATTCCTGCTCGTCTTGCAGCGCAGCGGTCAGAGCGTCGAGTTGTTGGGGGGCATTGACTCCTAAGAAGCCGGAGAGGGTCTGGAGGTTTATTGTTCGAGGGGTCTGGGCATAGGATCTATCCCAGATCACGTGAAGCACACTCCAACCATACTGCGCTGCGTATTCTGCATGTAACTCCAGCTCTTCTTCCCAGCCGGGTTGCATCAAAGTCGAAAGCATCCACCTCAAATACAGGCCCACAGCAGATGCTGCCTTGTGGTCTGAAGCCTCGATGCCAGCCACATTCAGAGCTGCCCTGCTAATTGCAGAGGTGCTCAGGTTCACCATAAACGAGCAGACCTCGTCAGCCAGCCTGATCCTAGTGTCACTGGCTCCTTCCCAAGGGAATGGCTGCCGCCCTAAGTCTTTAGCATGTTTCTTACCGTCTCTGCTCTGCCCGGTCCACGTAGCAAATCGAGTTTCGTCAGACTCCCTGACTCGGTAGGTTATCCTGTCATCAGAAAATGCCCTGCGGTATTCAGTGCAGAGCTGATTGATGTTGGGGTCTGTGTTGACCTGTAAGCGGTCATCTTTGCTCGTGTTCATTAGTAGCTCAAAGCGTCAGTTGTGTATTGGGCCTGCCTCGAAACATAAATTGGGTCCATCAAAATCAAATATCTCAGCGCATCCACCGGGTCCTTGCTTGCTCCCTTGTCTCCATCACTGCCAGTCCACGTCTTCAGACTGTAAATCAGGTTCTGGCATTCATTGGATACATACAGTCTAGGCTCATTCAGGATGCTCACCTCTCTGCTCATGTCGTATGCAAACAGGTTGTTGACCAGAGCACAACTCTCGTCAATGTGCGTCATCGCTGACGGCACAAACAGAAGACCATCCTTTACTATCTCTCCGCCTGCACCCCTGTCAGGATTGGCAAGCAAATCAATCAGGCTCTGATTGTGCTCTCGCTGCCCTATCACAGCAGTCCTGCCAGCCC